GCGGTTGCCAGTACGTTGGAGTCGTCGTCCTTCTTACCGCCGCCATTGGCGACGTTGCCTACCGCCACCATGCCGGTGTAATCAGCCATTATTTCTTACCCTTTGGGGCTGGCGCGCTGCGCTTGACTGCATAAGCAATCGCCACGGCCTGTTTGACGGGTGTGCCCGCTTTGACTTCCGCCTTTACATTTTCACGAAAGGCTTTGGGCGAAGATGATTTGACGAGTGGCATATTAAGACCCCATCCATGAAGTGTGCATTGCGCCGTCTTGAGCGTTATAGCGGCGGGTGGGCTCAGTATACTCGCGGTGAGCTACAGGAAAAGCAAACGTTACGCATATAGCGTCCGCTGCGTCTGGTGATGCCAAGCCCCGTGCTTTCATTTCTTTCTTGCTCTCCAAGAAGATTGTTCCACGTGAATCAGGCTTCATCTTAGGCGAAATCAAATCCGTCTTTAAGAACCTGTCGGTCGGGATACTAGCAGATTTTAGCCATTCCCTCATCTCACCCCACATCTGGGCGCGCATATTTCCGTACATTATCGGGTTTTTGGCCTTATTTCCAAAGTTCACGCCCTTAATCTTGTACCGCTGCTCTTTGAGCCTGTCCACAATCCCAGCCCCCAGCCCGCCCTCGTCAATCACCACCAGGGTCGGCTTGTACTCTTCAATCGCGTCGATCACATACCCCACCACCGTCATCGTGTCGTCGCCCCGATGCCGCGTTATGTTAACAATATCCCGCCCCTGGCGCACGGCGATGACTGTCGCGTCCGCGCCGTAGCGCGCCGGATCGACGCCGATGATGATGGGCGCGGACAAGTCCTTGTACCGCTCCCGCTTCATGGCCTCGTCCACTATGTCCGAGCCGATGAACTGATCGTCCCCTGCGCTTGGGAACATTCCGTAGACCTCGACGTGCGCCTGGCTGGAGTCTGGCCCGTATTCTTGGATGATCCGCTCATAGACCTGTTTGTCCGTACCCTCTACCGTGCGCGCATCCACCACCTTGGTTTTCCAAAACGCCCGCTTGGAGTTGAACGCTTCGTAGAAGTACCCCGTGTTGCGGCGCGGGTTGGAGAACGCCAGCCAGAAGCGGTTGGGCGTGTTCTCCGTAAAGAACCCGCTTGTCACCGCCCAGATCGTGTCGTCAATACCGGACGCCTCGTCGAACACCACCAGCACCCCGTCGTAGTTATGCACACCCGCGTATGCGTCGGGGTTTTCCGCTGACCACAACCGCCCCTCGACGCCCCAGTACCTGGTGCCCTTCTTCAAGTCCCGCTCGACCAGTTCGGTCAACCACTTGGCAGGCATCACCCGCGTGGCGCTGACTTCAAACCAGTGCGAGTTGATCGCCATCGCCAGCCACTTGGTAATCTCAGCCCAGGTGATACTTCTGAGCTGGCTCTCGGAGTTGGCCGAGATGATGGTTGTCGAGCCGATGCGGGTTGCCAGCATCCAGATCGTGATCCAACTGACCAGGGCCGACTTGCCGATACCGCGCCCAGATGAGATGGCCGATTGCAGCACGGCGTAGTCCAACTGGCCTTTGTTTGCTTCGATATGCTCGGCGATGTCTTGCAGCACCTCGCGCTGCCACTTGCGCGGCCCCTTGAAGTTCTCCAGCGGCGTGCCCTTGACGCCCCACGGGAATACCAACGCTACAAAATTAAGCGGGTTGTCCTTGATGCGCGGCGTCCACAGACGCGCCATCAGGGCTTGTTCATCTTCAGCGCTGTATTTGGTTGACTGCATCAACAACCTCAATGACGCGCATCTCTGCCTCTTGCAGTGCCTGCGTGATGGATATGCGCTGGTCGATGTCCACCGTGATGGACTGCTTGGCGACCCAGCCGTGCTGATGCTTGAGTATCTCAAGCGCCGCCTTGGCATCACCCTCGCGGGCTGCCTTGTGCAGGATGTCGGCCATTTCGCGCTCGCCGTCGGCTTTGCCCTTGATCGCGGCCATCTCGGCCAGTGCGTCAAATTGGCATAGGTGCCGGTACTCTTCAGGCCGCATCCCCGAGGCCAGCGCCAGCGTGTCGCCTTTGAGCCCCAGCTTGGCAGCGTCGTATATCGCCTGCAAGCGCGATTCAGTCGCTTGGACGTGTCGGACAGTGAGCGGCAGTGACTTGAACATTTGTTCTCCTGCGCCGATGAGGCGTGTGCGTGGATTTTATATTAAAAAAATTTTGTTTGTGGCCCCTCCGTTTACGTTGGCCCAATCGCTCGGCCCTACCCCTCCCCCCTCAGCCAAAAACCTACACAAAATGGCAAGCAATTCCTATTCAAAAAAGCAATGGTAATGCTAGTCAGAATGGCAAGTGTTTAGCGCCTTGGTGGTGTGGGCATTGTGGGCTATGCCTAACGATGTGGGCTTGGGGCTGGACAGCAAGGCCATGCAAGCCTTGCAATGTGTAGGCTATGTGGGCATAGCCAATGCAAGTAGGATAGTTCCGTAAACCATGCGCGGAGGTTTTTGCGCGGAGCTTGCAGCGTTCGCGGAAATGTAGGTCACGTAAGTCATTTTTTTCGACTTTGCAGTTAGCTCAAGCTCCAAGCGTAATTTTACGCTCCCTATACATTGCGCCCATACATACCGTAATATTACGATTTTCATTTTGCAAATATAGTTATCTACCAACATAGCCAATAAGTGAATTTCCCCTATGAGAACCGCAAAAAAGCACTACCTAAAACAACGCCGAACAGCAACACACACCACACCAGACATTTTTACGCTACAATGTAATTTTACGGAGAACACACTATGCCCTCAAAACACCCCCTCATGCCCGCTATCTATTGCGCAACCCGCGACTACTTAGAATCCGCGCTTGCTATCTACGAAGTGCGCGGTTTTCTAACGCATAACCAAACCATTGCTATCCTTGCAACATGGCGGCCTGCAACTTTTGCGCTTGAGCAGCGCACACCAAAGAGCACGGTTTACCTATCAATTGACGGAGCGCCTACCTACATCGTGAACAACCGTTCGAAGGTGTCGCAAGTGTGACAGACAGTGCAATAAAATCCCTTACACTATCAACCGTGGCGACCTTGCCACTTAGTAAACTGGAGTACACCATGAAATTGAAATTTAATCTCTACGGCTTTATCGTGTGTTTTGAAGCCGTTAACGATGGTCAAGGCGGCTATTTCTCCCGCATGAGGTTTGACACCAAGGCGGCGGCTTTGCGCTGGGTTCGTGAGAACCCTGAAATGCGCGGAGTGTGTGCTGAGTGTCAAGTCTGAGGGGCGCGCTATGAAAATCAAACCCGACCACTTAGCACACCTAAGCGCGGCGCTGTCTAAGATTGACACTGACTTCCACCGTGCGCGCTATGCAGCCGCCGGGCTGTCCACACGGCGCTATCAATGGGACGCAGTGCGCGCCGCCGGGCTCATGCCTTGGTTATGCGACACGCTCTACACCTATTTGAATGATGATCACATCCAAACCGCGTTGAACCGCATAGTCAAACCACTGGAGAATTGAACCATGATTAAATTTAGATGGGAAAAAACAGCCTACGGCTATAGCGCTTGGGCTAAAAAACCCGGATCAAGCGCGTATGTGTATTTCGGGCATTTTCGGACTAAAAAAGCAGCGTTAGAACAATACGACGCGGAGCAGTGCAATTACGCTTAATTAGTACACCCTGCAAGCCCTGCGCGCCAGGGTTTGCGGGTTTGCACTATTGCAAACCTTAATTCACTACAGTAAAGGTACATCATGCAACGCATTACACGCAAAGAACTAGACGGTTCAATTAATTACTTAAACCGCATTACAAGCAACGCCGCCGAACCTTACCGCAAAGAGGGCGACAAATGGATTGCCAATATTGGGAATTTTCACATTAGCGGCGCTTATGGCGGGTTTGCCCTGCACCAAATGGGCAATGAAGACGGCGGTATACGAGACATTTTCCAGCAAGGCCATATGCCCATGCGCGAACTGTATAACCTAGTCTACGCTTACGCTAAAGGTATCGTGTTCGCCCGTGAAGAGGTGGCAGCATGAAAGCAGGCCAATACATCCACATTAGCCTATACGGGCGACTTGAGCGCGTGCGCATTCTGGCTGTCCACCGCGCTGGCACTATCGACGTGCAGCGCAGCGATGGCGCGTGCTACCGGGTGAGCGGACTATCCATGGCCAAGGGGGCCGCCGCATGAACGCTTATAAAAACCCGTGGTACAGACCGCAAAATCCCATGTCCGGCCCCGAAAATTATTCAACGGACGCAAAGCCCGTTTTATACCGCGATTATTTAATTTATCAACGCATCGCCGGGCATGTTTGGGACGTGGTGAAAGACGGCGCATGTATCACTCAATTAGCGGGCCTGAACGGTGCAAAAAGAGCTATTGATGAATTACGGGCGACCGCGTGATGCATCCCCTCTTTGAAGCCATCTTGCGGCCTTACATGCCGCCAGAGCCCAAGCTACCAAGCCCAAGCCCTGAAGCCATCGACGCGGCCATGCTGGCCGATAAGCTGGCCGACGGGTATTTTCAACGCAAAATCGACAATGCAATAAACCTGGAGTTACGCTATGCAAACCCTGAAAATTGAATCCACCACTTATAAGCTGGCGTCACTGGAGCGCGTGTTTGAAGTGCAATCCCTGGCCGCTAAGATTACCGGCAAGCACAAGCCGGTGCGGCCAAAGGCACCCAAGCGCACTTTCCCGCGCTTCGGTGAGAGTCTATCGACGCACGCCTACGTGCGCGACTATTACACTATGAATGCCTTGGGCGAGACAAACCACTTTGCGCCACTGTCCACGCATATCAGCGTGCCCCAGGGCGTCGATAGCATGGAGGTCGAACAATGAACCGCCAGCACTATAAACCCGAACCAGTAGCGCGCCCTTGGGCTGGCGCGCTGCTGGCTGTCACTATTGGCCTGGCCCTGGCCGCTATCCTATTGGAGTATTTATGAACGACGAAAATTTTGAAGAGGCGCATTACATCGCGCGGATAAACCACTTGGAGGACGTGCTGCGCGCGCTGCTGGATGATGATAACGAAAAAACCCGCGCGGATGCCGAGCGGGCCTTGTGCTCATAATCGCAGCGGCCTTAGCCGCCGCGATCCTGGCTATCCTGTTCGATCTTGATTAGGCCCCTTCGGGGGCTTTTTCTATTGCCCGGCGCAAGTCTGACTTGTTACTCTTGGCCATCTCAGGCGCGCAAAAAATATGCTTTTTGGTCTGATACTCGCGCGAGGCCAAGCGGCCCATATCCACCCATCCGGCCTCTTTCAGCGCGTGCATAAGCGCTGGGGGAACGATCTTTATCCCCGCTGGCGCGTATAGCTGCAACTCATCGCAGATCGCGTAGAAGGGCGCGCCGACCACGCCACTGGAGAATGCACGCTGGCGGGCCTTGATCAGGTTGACCAGGAACGATTCCGCGCCGCTCATGCCATGCTCGACCATGATGGCCTTGGCCTCGGTCATCGGGGGCGCTGCGTTTGGATTCCACGCGGACACGTCACGCGAGTGCAAGTAAGCCGCCACCGCTGCAAAGCCGCCCCGATTTTCGTACCAATTCCAAAGGGCTACGGCCTCTGCTTCGGGCAGCTTACCGGCCTCCGACCATAGGACAAACCAGCGCCGGTCTTCGCTGGGGAGACTGATCGCCACGCGCTCATTGGAGAATGCCACCACGAACACGCGGTTCAAAGCATAGTAGGGATGCAAGCCCTTGCGGTTGACCATCAGCAATTCAGGGGGCGCTGCGATGATAGGCTTCAAAGTGTTTTCAAGGGCGCGCCGGTCTTTTGCTTCTGCTTGGCGCAACTCTGCTATCTCCATCACTTCGCATTCAAGGGCGTAGCCCCACTGCGAATTGAGGTCTTCATTCTTGACCAAGGAGCAATTGGCCTTGGCCTTGCCGCCAATGGCCCAAAAGAACGGAGCGAACAGGGTATCTTTCCCTGACCCATGATTGCCGCCTAGCAGGATCGCATGGTTGATCTTGTGGCTGGGGAATTGCACCTTATGGGCCAGGGCGTTAAGCAAATGCTCGCGCTCGAATTCAATGGGCACCATGCGCTCGACATGGCGCAGCCACGCGGACACGTCACCGGCCACCGGCTCGGGCCGGGCGTCGCGCCAGCGGTTGCCGTAGACCAAGCCCTCACGCGCCACCAGCACCGATTCGCCTGCTGCGTAGGTGATACCTACGAGCGCCCTTGCGCCCTTGTCCTGGCGATATTCGTCAAAGGAATTGGACGCCTCGATCTTGGGGTGCTTGCCATGGCGCGACTTGCAGTTGATATGCCGGAACAAGGCGTTGAAGGTCTTGCGCATCACCTCGCGCCGGTCTTGCATATCAAAATATGCGTCATCGTTCTGTATATACGCAAACCGTTCGAACCAGCCGGACATCTCCACGCGGCCCAATTCGCGATGCTCGACCTCGGCGATGACTGTGGCCGCGTCGTCTGGGTACTCGACTGTCGGGGTCAGCTTGGCAAGGGTGTTTTCCATCACTGCGGCCAGCAACTCGTCACGCAGGCCGTGCGAGCGCTTAGGCCCACCCTGCTCTTCCACCCAGGCCAAATAGGCCACGCTATCCCACTCGGAGCAATGCTCATGCAGGCAGCAATAGGCGCGGTTTACGGGGTGATACCGGCCCATCGGGTTGCCGTCGCTATGCTCGGCGCTGTTCGGGCAAACGATGCCCCACCAGCCGCTGCTGTTGCCCTTCTCCAGCAAGTCACCACGCGCTGCCGTCCACGCCAGCACGTCGTCGCCGCCGTCGTCTGTGAGCCGGATCGGGCGCACTGTGGCCGTGTCGGCTGGGTTGGGGGTGACGCCCAAGGCGGTGCATATCTCGGCAAGGCTGAACTCCCGCTCTGGGTGAAACTCGACCAAAGCAGACGCAAAGCGGTCGCGGCCAGGCTTGAGGTTGATCGACCCCGGCAGTCTGAAATTACGCACGGGATTGATTGCGCCGCCGTCGGTGTAGCCTGCTTCTGCAATGGCGACAATGGCCGCGCTGAATTCGCCCTTCATGGGCTGATCGTCAAGGGCGAAAGTGTAGCCGTACTGGTAGTTATTGGGTGATGTCTCCATGATCCACGTCGGCTCAATGGGCGGCACCTTGGCCTTGGTGCCCACGTCGTCCAGCACCAGGAAGGCCACCCGCTCGCAGGCGTCGGCCTTGGCTGCGGGTTTGCCCTCGTCGAATCGGTCAATGATGAAGCAGCCGGTGTTGCAATACCACGCTTGGTCGGGCTTCCACTTCTTAGGCAGGAACGCAGGCCATGCGCACTTAATTGCACCATCGGCGTGATACTGCACCTCGCCGTCTTTAAGAATGGGCTTTTGCCGCACGAACAAAATAACCTCGCCCTCGGGAGCGATCTCTTCCAAGTAGCTTAAAAAATTCACAGACATATTAGCCCTTTCCATAACGAGTCATAACTTCAACTTCAGCGTCTAGGGGTAAACCCTTAGCCCAATCGGGCGGGGTACACATGACCAAGCGCAGCGCCTCGGGGTCGGGCGTTGCGGTTTCGATCACAATTTCATCGTGGACGTGCAGCACCACGTCATCAAGCTGGCGCAGCGAATGGCGCAGCAAATCATTAGCCACGGCTTGGGTGATGTTCTCGCAGGCCAGCCCCTTCCATAGGCGCGCGCGCGGCCACTCCTTGGCATCAGCGGCGGGTTTCCATGAGGCTTTGGCGTAAGTCACACCTTCGGATTCCAATCGGGCGTATGGGTAGCACAGGATGCGGCCAGAGGGCAGCACATACCATAAGTGCAGGCCGTCGAACAGGTAAGTCACCCGACCGGCGCTGAACTCTTTGCCTTTGTTTCGCATCGCTCGGGTGTACGCTGATTCTAGGTCTTGCCAGTACGGAACAGACCAAGGGTTTGCCCTACGCCAAGCATCAACCATGCGCCGCGCATCGGACTCCGGCAGCGCCACGCCGTAGACGCGGCCCATCGCTGCAAAGGCACCGACGCCACCGGCAAAGCCGCAGGCCAACTCCTGCACCTTGCCGATTTGGCGCTGGTCTTTGTTGACCGCAGCCACTGACACGCCAAACGTCGCAGAGGCGTTGACCTTGTACACGTCTTCGCCTGACGCAAAGATCGCCAGCTTGTCGTCGCCCCTGCCGGACAACCAAGGGTTTACCCTAGCTTCAATGGCCGACCAATCGGCAACGACTAGGTATTTACCCTTACTAGGTACAAGGGCGGGCCTGAGCATTCCTCTGAGGACATCGGTGACTCGCTCTGCGTACTTGGGGACGATGGCGTGACCCCTGACCATAGCTGTTCGTACGGCGTCGGGTTCTTGAGCGCACTTGCGGGTAAAGTTGTGGACTTGTGCTCCATAAGACGAAGCGCGTCCAGTAGCGCTGCCGCCTGCAAACACAAAAGCGCCTCGGACTCGGCCATCTTCTTCATCTGATAGCTGTGCAAGGCGGCTGAACTTCGCAACCGAGGACGCCCAAAGGTCGTCGGCGCATTGGATGACTTCTTGAACGTCATAAGGTACCTCATCAGGGTCTCCCATCTTGAGCAAGTTAAATCGTACAGTCTTGTCGATGGAGTATTTGCCGTCCTTCTCCATCAGCTTTTTGGCCTGCGGGCCGACACGGGCCAGCACCCACTCGCGCATCTTAGGGGAGCGCACGCTGGTGATCTCGCCGTTGGTAACCTCGGCCACGATAGTTTGAATCTCGGCCAACTCAGCGCTGGCGTACTTGACCGCAGCATGGCACAAGGGCACGTCTACCAGCACGCCACGGTCGTTGATACGCTCGTTGACATGGTAGTCCTGCAACTCCTGCGCTGACAGTGGCCGCATGGCCTTGCTGATAGCGCGCATGGCCCGTACATCTTGCTCACAGTAGGCCACCATCTCGGCGGTCAACTCGGGCGACTCCTCGTAAGGCGGCACGCTCATCTTGCGGATTAGCTGGGCACCACGGTGGTCTTTCTTCATGGACGCGCCAGCGAAGCGGCCAACGTCCTCAAGTGAGCCAGGCGCGCAATTGGCGCGGGCCTGCGCTGCGGTGCAGACGAATTGCTCAAGGGCAAAGTTGATCTGCAACACGTACCAAAAAATTAGGCGCTCGAAGGCGGCGTTGTGGGCGTAGATGTCGCCAGTCCATGCGCGCACCCGCTCGGGGAGCGGCTGCTCGGGCAGCCAAGTCTGTACGTCTTCATCGCCAAAGGCGTAGGACATACACAGCACCTCGGTACTGGCATCCTGACAATAGTTATAGACCCCCCGCGATTTCAAATCAACGTGCGATCTACTTTCAAAATCAATCCACAAAACATTAGGCATACATATGCCCGTCTCGATATTTGGCCGCAGTGTGCCGGTCAACACTGTACTTGACGGCTACGTCTTTTAGCCGCATACCGCCGCGCAAATCGTTTTGAAGCGCCAGCATCTGTTCTTTGCTTAGCTTTGCTTTTTCACCTAGCCGCCGCCTGTCGGCACGATTCTCAACTACCGTACCCCAAGCTAAATTATCTAGCGCATTATTTTGAGGGTTTCCATCCATATGACGGCATTCAATGCGCGTGCCAGTAGGCTGCGCGCGCTCAAAAGCAAATAAAACTAGCCGATGGACGTACATCGTTTTTCTTTTTAAATGCACTGTTTTATGGCCGCTACGCATTACGTTTTGCGCCAATAATTTTTCGCCTTTGCGAATTTGTCCTTGGTCGCTAGCTTCGTATTTGCCGTCGTACCCCGGCACAAGTTTCCAAACTTCCATATCGTCGTCTCCTTTTCCAATGCCCACTGTTACCAATGAGCATCAGAAAAGGCCGTTAAGCCGCTACGCGACGACGACGACTTGGGGCTGCAACCTCCACAGGCTTGTCAGCTTCACCTTCCAAAGTCAACCATTCCACCACCTCGAAGACCGGCGTAAAAATCCGGCCATACGACTTGTGCTGGTAATGCTCCTTTTTGAGGCGCACCACTGGCACTGGTTTGGTTTGGTCTTTATCGACCTGATCTGCCAAGGCCACGGCCAAAGACTGAACGCTGCGCTTGCCACCCACCGAGGTAGTTGTAAAGCGGGCTTCCATGCCCTTGTCTTCGCCAGACAGACATTTCAGACTCATACCCACCTGAGTCTCCCAGCCCTTCTTGGCTGCTGGGGGCGCACCGTCCAACTCCGGCAGGGGCTGGGACACGGGCACCATCTTCTCGCCCAACACCTCGCCATCGCCCCAGGCGATAAAGCCGTGGACAAAACTGAAAGGGTTGACTGCCCAGGTGCTGTCCTCTTCGATTTCGGTTTGGTCTGCACCAAACACCCAATGGCCGGTCTTGTCCATTTTCAGGATGACCGTACCGGCTGGGCCGACATCGGATTGGATAGCCCGCAGGGAAGATGCGAGGGTGGAAACTGCGGGCAAGCCCGCTTGGGAGAACGCTACTAGATTTGACATGATAGTCCTTATTGAAGTTTAGAAAGGGCAGCGGTTAATTGCTTACCCAAGAGCATCACCTCGGGGCGCGGGTCATCCGCGCTTGCCAAGGTGTTACCTGAAGAGATGGCAACAACCAGATCGTCCGGCAAAGCCTGCTTGCGCTTTTTGAGCGCCTTCTCAGCTTTGGCCGGAGAGATCACGGAAGTCTCCAACACCTCAGATTCGGTTAGACCGAACGCGAACAGGGCGACTTTGGCCTTGTCCTCGTCAGTCCATGAACGGATCGCACGTTTGGCGACCAGTTTGTAATCAGGCAGCTTGGCCCCAGACTCCAGCAACTGGAGCGCCAAAGACCGCAGATCGGTAATCCACTGCTCCAGCATATCAGCGTTCTTAAGATAGGTGGCGATGGTCGGCGGGTCAAGCGCGTCGATGGTTGTCTGCAAGGCGCGCTCGACTGCGCCGGTCATCTGTGGGCACACCGGCTTAGCGGCGCACCAGCGGCAGTGGTCGCCAGAGCGCAGCGGGGCGGTCTTCTTCTCACTCATCTTGACGGCCTGCACCAACTGCAATTCAAACTCAGCGATGCGCGCTGGTGTGGTCACCCAACGCTTTACGGCTGGCGGCTGCACGATGACCATTTCAATCTCGGTCACGCCTTCAAAAGCCCACTGCGCTTGCGGTGTACGCATGGCGGCAGCGGCGTAGAACATCAGTTGCATGTTCTCTTCAACTTCAACAGCGACACCATCGCCAAATTTCCAATCCAGCACAACAGCACGAGTGCCAATGCGACCGATAAGATCAGTTGAACCAAACACACCAGGCAATAGGTCGCCGAAATTAACGCTTGTCTCAGCCTCAATTTCCATCTCCTGCTTGGGGTCGATCTCGTCCAGCGCGGCCAGCGCGGGCTTGAGTTTGTTGTCGATCAGTTCTTGGGTCAGCGTCTGGTCTTCGTACTTGGTGCCAAGGTAATGCTCTGGCGCTTGGCCGGACATCACGATCTCAGCGATGACGTTGTGCAGAAGCGTGCCTTCGTCAGCGTATTTGCTGCTGGGTTTGGGCGGCATCTTGGCGACTAAGGCCACAGAGCCAGGGCAGTTGATTACCCGCTTGGCGGTGCTACCGCCGACGATGTTACTGTGGTTCATACTTTACCTCCTGCTCGTTTAGCAACTCTTTCCATCGCATCGCCGTAACTCATACCCAAGGCTTTGTTTATTAAAGCTAAAGATGAATCGATGATTTCATCAAAAGTGCCGGGGTCAACTTCTTTGATGACGTTCAGTGTGATCTTTGCGTCTTCCAACGCTTCAATGTCCGCACTATTAGCGTCGTACAGCAGATCAATGTCTGCTTGGATAGGGGGCTTGAGCGGCTGTATCCGGTCAAACATTCTCTTCCCTAATTCGTAGAAATCTTTATTTTTACCTGTACTGTTGTCTTTAGCCATTTGGACTCTCCTGTAGTTGATTGGGACTTGACTATAGCACAGAAAATAAAAGTGTGCTAAACTTCTTGACATGAACATTCGGCCTGTATCGCTAAAGACCGCGCAAGCATTTGTCCGCGAACACCACCGGCACAACAAGCCGCCTGTCGGGCACAAGTTTAGCGTTGGGCTATTTGACGGCGAACGCCTTTTAGGTGTCGCAATGGCTGGAAGACCAGTGGCTCGAATGCTTGACGACGGGGTAACGTTGGAAGTCACACGTACTTGTACAGACGGCACGCGCAACGCTAATTCTATGCTTTACGGCGCAATTATTCGTGCCGCAATA